AAAGGTTTCGTTTTTAACGCTTTTCTGTGAAAAAAGATTTTACATTCCTTAAAATCTTAACAGAACCGGTTAATGTTCTGCGGTCGGTGGTCCAATTCTTTTTAACCCATCTTACCAATAGATAAGAATCAACTATCCTTCCGCTTGATGACAATGGTAATGAACTGCAAATTTTATCCCATATAACCCTGTACCATCTGTTTGTAGACGTTATTGAGGTGTCGGATGCACTTTGTGTCGCTGCTGAAGTATAAATGTCTGTAAAGTTGATATTATTGCCTTCTTGTTCAATATTCAATACAGCAAATGGATTTTCTGTTTTTGGGTTAACGACAAATGTTTGTTCATTGTCAACCACTATGCCAAAGAATTTATTGTATTGGTAAATCGGCAGAGTTGTTACTGCTGCGCCTCCAAATGTAATAGGTTGATTATGTACCCACAACTCAGAAGTGTCGGTTGTTTTAGCAAAGTATGTTGGGTCTGGGGGTGTAACATAAGGTGATACTTGAGTGTCAACAATACATACATAAGTACTTACACCGTCTCCAATTATGTCGCCTACAACAAAATCTACCGTTCCCATATCCGGACCATAGTATTTGGTTGGGTTTTTGGGGTTGTTTGATGATATAACCATTTGTGAATGATTATACGCAATACCCGGAGTCCAATCAAAAAAGCCAATAAACATTCTAGTTGGATGATAATATCCAATGGTAAAGTCTTTGTTTATTATCGTTGCTGTTGGGTTTACAAACGTTTCTTGTTTGAATTTAAAAGTAAGATACGTTGTTTTGAATTTGGGGTCATACACGCCTGTTATTCCAACTCCGGTTAAAGGTCTATCACTTTCTTTGTTGAATGTCGGCGAGTTGATGTAGTCGTTAAAATCTGTTCCACTTGTTGATTCTAAATTAAAGGCTTCGTCAAAAAATCCTTTTAATCCTTCGACTTGACTTATTTCTGTAATTCCAGAACTAAAATCTAAAGCTACAAATGCTTTTCGGCGCATATCAAACCACACGTACCCGAATTCAGTTTGGGTAAGCCCCCACTGATGTTGGTTACCAAAATAAGAATTAATTGTATCGAATCTGTCTAATACGCCGCCTGTTCCAATAGTTGTTTCCGCTCCGTCAAGACCGCTAACTACTTGTCTTTCGTTTATAGGAACGGTGCTTATCATTGCGTTTTGCCAAACAACTGTTCGTCCGTCTTTTGTGCGAAGGTTGTTTATCTCTCCGCCAATGCCGTCCATATCCTTGTAATCGTTTGATAAAAACGTTCTGAATGAATCAAACATTTCGCTGTTTACCTTTGGACCCGCAAATCTTATCCTTGTTCTAAACACATCGGCGAAATTGTAATTTATTGGTTTAGCTGGATAAGCGAATAATGTTCCTTCTGAAGAATATGCTTGGTTATAAGAAAATCCTTCTAATCTAATTTGTGTTGCGGCAGCGCCTTGATAATAAACAACACCATTAGTTCTTGCATGCATTTCGTTGTTTGAAATGGTTCTTCCTCTTCTTAAATCATAATTTACATTAGAGAAACATGGAAATTTGATTCCCCAAGAATGATCGTCGTAATCAGGTGCCGGAAGCGGCGTTGGCGCAAGTGCTGTGTCTAGCAAACTAACTCCATTATCAATTAAATTACAATAAGCGTCTCCACCAAATACTTGAACTTTATTAAACCTTAAATAAGTGTAATCTGTCACACTTCCGCCGCCGCCATCTTTAACGAAATTATCAGCAATTACTTCTGAATTTATTTCTTGGTAATGTCCACATTGAATATACAATGTGTTTTCTAGTGCTACTTCCGAATCCCCTCCGTATTGAATTGGTTTATTATAAACAATATTTATCAAACATCGTTGAGGAGGATTGCCTAAATCAGAATAATTCACATCTGTTGTTCCTGCTGTATTCCAAAAATAAAGCGGGGTTGTTGAATCAAGTTCTAATATTATTTTTTTATTTCCTTGCGCTGAAGAGGATAATAAGTCAGTAGAAATAGGCCCCGTTGTTCTGCATGTAATATCTATTGCGGTAGGCGTTGCTCCGATTCTTGCTTGGTTATAAAAAACCGAATTTTCATTAAAAGCACCGGTTAAATTTTCACCTTCATTAAGCGACGTGACGTAAATTATTGTTTTTTGGTCTATCGGATTAGTGTCTACTAAAGACCCCATAAAAGTTGTTTCAGCTTGATTTGATTCTGTTTTGCAAACCCAGCCATTAGTGTAGCCACCGGTATCATCATAATCAATAAATTGAGCCTCTTCCAAATAAGAGAACGTTGGTGTATCAACTACTACCGTTGGATATGATGTTAAAAAATCAGGACAAATTAAAAAATATTTATTGTCGGCGTTTGTGTTGTATTTCATTTCCCCCGGAGAAGGAGTGCAACTAGGAAAATAATTTTCAGTAGGTGATGTTCCTTCTCTTCCTATTTGCATCAAAAGCCCTTGTGTTACAATTCTTTTATCTCGCGGCGCTCTAACAATGCTAAATCCACTTATGTTATCAGCAAGCTCCTTGCTTATTCTTATATCATCAAATTCTATTCCATAAGAGTTTAATGACATAATCGGCGTTAATCCTGCATAATCTAAATAAGACGCAGCGTTTGTATTTTGGTCTTCAAAATCGTGGTCAAGTAACCATCTTACATAAGAGGGCTTTCTTACTTTGTCAAAAAACAAAATTCCGTATCTGTATTTTTCTGCGGGCCAAACACTTTTAACCATGCTTGCAACTGCCGGATGCTTAAAATTCCAATATGCCTTTTGAGCGGATGCTGTTTGGGTTATTTTAATGTAATTGTTTCTTTGTCGAGTATTATTTACGGGGTCATATTTAGTTAAAGAAACAACCGGTCTTAATGTTGCTGTTCCGTTAAATACAACGGTAGATGAATTGTCGCCCGTCACAACGTCGCCATTGTAAAAATAAGTAGCAGCAGGGTATTCTACGCTGTTGGTTATACTTCCTCCATCAGAAGGTTGCGGCGCTCCTTCAACAATCCATTTTGTGCCAATATACATCTCTGCCGATGTTGGATTTGCTGTTGGGTCTGGACCAACATCTTCATATTCAAAAGTATTAGCACAACTTACGGCTGCGGCAGGGTCAAAAAAATGAGTTGGTAGTTTATATGATATTGTTGATGATGTAACCGTTGAATTATCAAAATCATACTGAGCGGCCTCTTTAATGTTTCCGGCCATTATATAATTCTTGTTGGTAGTTAACGTTTTACACGTTACAATACTTATTGGAAACAGTGTTAAGTCATTTGTTGTTAATTCCCCTAAATTAGTTACTCCGGTATGCTCTATTGTCATATCTTCCCCTGTTATTGGGGCGCTCGCAACTATACTTATTAATCTAGGAACGTTTAACGATTGGTCATATTCAGCACACGCCAATTCAATTGTGTCGTAATTTTCGTCAATGTCTGATATATCAACATTAACAGAATAACTGCTGTTTACCAATGTTGATGTTGTTCCTGCTCCTACAAAATCAAAATAACTGCCGTATGCAACCGCCAACGGATCGTTTTCTGTACCAACGTGAATTGGGAAAGAACCATACGACCAAGAAGATACGATGCCCCCCGTATTCTTCTTTAATCGGTAAAAATAAATTTTAGTACCGCAATAAACACTACCCGTACCATACGAGTTAAATTTAATTGTCCCAAGTTTTGTAGAGGGGGCAAAGTCTAATAATTCATAAGGCACAACATATTCGATGATTCTTGTGTTTACAAGCGTTGTGTAGGTAGTTGTTGCTGTCCCCGTAAATATGTTTCCTGCCGTTAATCCCGGACCATAATTTACAGCATCATAAGTAATAGCGCCCTCAACAACCATATATTTCGTTCCGCTTACAATACTTCCAGATGCTATGTGTGTAGTCAATCTGTCGTCAGCGATGTTTAACGTTCTTGGAGGATTTAAATTATCTGTCCAGTATATGCGTTGTATTGATTCGTTTTCTTCAAATCCAAAGCCTTCAATTTGTCTTAGTTTTGTGAAGTTTAAGTCGGCGTGATGGTATATCGGAACGTACCCCGCGTTTTGATTGTTTGCCACAACAACCGGCTGCACCCCTCCCCCGTATGGAAAGTATTTAATCAATCCAATTTGTCCGTAACCCCCTGTTTCGGTAGCGTTGTTTGTTGAGAAAACAACTAACTTGTCAGGAAATGAGATGAAACCTATCGGACTTGGAGGTGTATCGTAATCGGTGTAAACAGCGTCGAATATGGTGTTTATAACAAAAACCTTCACGTTCCCCATGCAATCTTTAATCGTGAAGTTGTTTCCATCTTCTGAAATTAAAGTGCAATTCTTCATAAAGCGATATGTTCCATCGGGCTGATAGATAACGCTTATGTCGCTAGTCATTCCTTTATTGAAAGTGTTTACAAATGACTGTACCATGTTACCAATTTGTGTTTGATAATGTAGAGAACATTCCAACGCCAAGACTGTTTCCTGCGTATGGATTTGAAATCATCGCCGCTAGTTCTATTTGTTCTGAATCCGTCGGCGCTCCGTCTTTTGCCCTTGCGTTGGCACACTCTCTTTGCCACTCTGCTTCGGCCTTATTCATTTGTCCGTAGTCGAGCGAATTTTTACGCTTCATTCTGAAGTAATACCTCCAAATGATAAACCATGTAATTGCTTGAACGTGATTTTCTCCCACTTTTAAAAAACCTTCTTCGTCGCATTCGTAACCCAAGTATTGAATTGTTAACGATTGCCCGTCTAGGTTTTGGCTGAGTATTATTTTATTGCCTTGAACAACATGCTCAACACTTCCTAAGTAACTTGTATAACCGCTTCCCATGTCAACTATTAAAAAAGTAGTTGTTTCGGCAGATGCGTTTAATGTAGCTGAACTTAAATTTATTCGAGAACAGGCCGTGGCGAAGAGGTTAGCGCAATCATCGCCCAAATCGCCAAGTATTGCTAATTGTAAAAAGGCGGCATCTTCGGGTAAACAAGCGGTACATCCAACAATGGGTATCACCTTTCTTTTCAACTTGAACTGAAAGTAACTATTTATGTTCTTTTCGGCTAAAGTTGCCCACCTTGTAAATACCGGAATATCCTGCATGGTATTAATGCCAAGCTGGTCCATTGCATCGACAATGGGTTCTTTTATGGATATTAAATTATTTATACTCATACGGCTATTCTGTAATAGTTATTTGTATTCATTAAAGCCTCAGAAACAGCCTTCTTTATGTTTGAATTGGCTTTAAATATCAAAGTTCCGTTCTTAAAATTAGAGTCGTTTAAAACGATTTTATAGCTTATTCCCTCTCTCA